CATATCCTCAAAGAATGTTTTTAGTTGCAACAGCAAAAATGGCTCTTGCAATAGGTGGTTATAGTGTTGGGTCTAGTGCTCAAAGATTAGAAAGTTCAGCAGGTGGAAACACAAACATAGTTCACGTTGTTAAGGATGACGTAACAGCATCACCAACAGCAACAATAGGAACTATTACGCAAAATGCGGCAGGAAATTTAAGATATATTTCTGGTGTTCCGTATTACAACGACGGTTCTCCAAGTTTAACAGTAACAGGATCAACTATTGCAAACTTTACAGGACAAGCATACAAAGATACAAGTTCTCCAGTTGAAATAGATCCAGGTACTAATCAAGAAAGTACATCTGGAAGCATTATCAGTAATTTAAACTTTACATATGCAAATGTTGATGGTTCAACTACAATGTTAAGCAGTGGCGTTCCAAAAGCAGACACAGGTGTAGGAAGTGCATACACATTAGGAGCACTCACAGTACCTCTTTTAAGTACTCAAAGACGTTCAATTCAACAAATTAAAATGAGAGCAAGTAACTGTAATGGTACTAGTTCATATTCAGAAGGTTCAACAAAAATCCAGATGTACTCAAACACTTTATTACCAATGGACAACGAGCAAGGTGGTATGACCGTTTCAGATTCATTAGGAGCAACATACGACGACGATGCTTTACGTATCTATGATTTTGCAAGTGATACAACAGATACTCCATCTTATAACGGATCAACAAATTTCTATACAAACAATTTATTCACAGGAAATAAAACTGTGGCAGGTACAAGAGAAGCAATTTCAAGATTTGGAACAATTAAACATTTCACAACAAATTTAAGTAGTGGATATCTTCCAGCAGGACCAGATTTAAATACAGGAAGATCTGGTGCACAGTACTTTACAATAGCATTTAGAAGATCAACAGTATCACAATTTTCAATGACACTATCAGGAAAAGTATCTGGTGTATGGATAGCACTACCAGGAGAAAGTACAGACACATCATCAGGAGCGAATGGTTGGTTGGATTGTTCAACACAATACAACGGTTCTGGACTACCAGGATCAGGTTCAGGCGGTAACGGATCAGATGGTGTTGCAAAAACAGGTGGTGACAGAATTATTGATGGAACAACATATTCATCACAAACATTTGATATAACATTAGGAACAGGAAGTATGTCTAACTCAACTGGTAATGTTTGTTTAGTAAGATTTAAATTAGAATCTGGTGATAGTATCACCGATTTCGATATAGGAACAGTATAATGGCTATAACTGACGCAAAAAAAATAGATTATCTTTGGAAGAAAATTGGTTTTGGTGCGACTAAAACAGATACAAATGCCGCTAAGGCAGGTCCAAACGAAGCCATTGCATCTCCTTTATTATTAAGAGGTGACAAAACTTGGAACGAAGCAAATTCTATCCCTGGCACAATACCAGGATCAAGTTCAGGTGTGGTTACAGTATATCCAACATCAGCACCTGACGAAACAACCGCTGACGGAACAGCAACAGCAAATAGAACCTGGAAGACAGGTTTGACTGATTGGATACCACCAGAGTTTGGTGCGACATATGGTGTGAAAGTTTACATTCATACATCAGGTGATGCCGGCAATGCCGCAGGATCAGGAACAAGAGTTTTCCCGGGTGGTTCAGGTAACAACGATGAATTCTTTTTTGACTATCAATCTGGTGTGTTACACTTTATTGGTACAAACTTACCTAATGGTGTTAACTTCTCAGGCAAAGCAGTTTACGTTTCCGGAGCAAGGTACTCAGGAACTTTAGGTTTACATAATCTATCAACTGGTGGATCCATAGGTGACCTAACTATTTCAGGATCAACTATATCTGCTCCGTCAAATGCTGACATGACATTTGATAATGCAGGTACAGGTGGATATGTGTTTGAAGGAACATCTTCAATACAAGTTCCAAAAGGTACAACTGCACAAAGACCTTCTGCCGCAGAAGGATTAATGAGATTTAACACAACAACTGGAAAGTTTGAAGTATCTGAAGATGGATCAACATTTACAGAATTAAGGACTGAACACACTTCACAAGAAGTTTCTAAAGATGTGTTCACTGGAGATGGATCATCTACTGTGTTTAATTCTCCACACGTTGCAACACAACCTGAAAATTTAATTGTCTACATAGACGGAGTCATGCAGGAACCTGTTGAAAACTATACCACTGACGGGTCGACTTCTACAATTACAATAAGTGAGGCTCCACACTTGGGAGCAAGAATTGTTATTATGTCTGGCTTCTCAGAAGCACAAACTTAAACTACCGAAAACCCTGTAGGTTGATAAACTAAATCAAAACTTTTATATTCTCCATTTAAAGAATTTATAGTTCCAATTTTTGGAAGAATTTCCCATTCGAATTCTGGTTGCCTTACAATGAATTCATATAAATCTTGTCCAGAACAAAACTGTATCTTTACTCCTGCAACGTTGTGTTTAAAGTCGATTTTATAAGGTTTTTTTAAGATTAATTTTGTAACGTTTTCAATTTTTTGCATGAAGTGATTCATTTCTTGCATTATATCAGGCCTTTCTCGTAATGTTTCAATTGATCTATTACGAGCAAGTTGTGGCCATTGTAATGTAACTGTGTACTTGTAAAAAACTTCTTTATCTTTTTTGCTTTGCATAAGCAGTATATTCCTTATAATCCATCACGTTTAAATTTTTAATTGCGTCAAATAATTTTATTTTATTAACATTGGGTTTTCTTACATAATAAAACTTTATAGTTGGGTTATTTTCTGCAACTTTTATGAATAATTCTCTTTCTTTGAGATTTTCAATGTCATATCCAAAACAGTAAACTGCAGGATATTCACACCAACAAGCAAGTAACAATGATAATAACTGTGCTGAACATTTGTCTACGTCTATATCTATCGTTGCATTATCAGAAAAACTTGGTACATATTCAATATTATCAAAAAACATATACTTCTTGTACAATGCTAGACTGGTAACTAATGGTATATTCCTTAAATTAGGGGAATTTAGCATATTTTGAAGTTCTAACTCATTATTTGTTACAGCATATCTACAACCAGTGGATTTATTGGTTAGTCCAGATATTATTAACTCGCCGGTCTTTAAGCAGTTTCTAGTGTCAAAATCAACTGTTAAATTTCCTGTTATAGATATATGCGTATATTTCATGCCTTAATGGTATTTAAGCATACAAATTTGGGTGGTTACAATAAATATGTTACATATTATATAATATAACTTTCGAAAGTTTAAGGAGAAACATACAATGGCAATAGGAAGAATATCAGGACAGATGTTAAAAGCCAATCTTGAGAGATCAGGAACGGATTTAGCATTTGAAACGAATCTTTTAGCATTGGACGTGACAAACTCGCGAGTAGGTGTTGGAACAGCAAGTCCGGCCACTACATTTCACGTTTCTGCAACAGATTCTATAAGAGTACCATCAGGTACAACAGCACAAAGACCAGGTTCGCCAGCAAACGGTGATATCAGATACAACTCAACAATTTCAAAAATTGAAGGATACTCAAACTCAGGTTGGGCATCTATGGTTGGATCAGGTATTAGTAACGTAGTTGAAGACACAACACCTCAACTAGGTGGATCTTTAGATGTAAATGGTAACGCAATCGTTTCAACATCTAACGCCAACATCGCAATTACACCAAACGGTTCAGGAGAGGTTGACATATCAAAAGTTGACATCGACGGTGGTGCAATCGACGGAACAACAATCGGTGGATCAACTGCAGGAGCAGGTACATTTACAACTTTAGCATCAACAGGAAATACTACAATTGGTGACGCTTCAGGTGATACACTTACACTTAACTCTGCGGCATGGACACTAGCGAATGCTACAACAGTTTCAGGTACTTGGGCAAACTTAGGTACTGTAACAACAGCAGACATTAACGGTGGTTCAATCGACGGTGCAGTAATTGGAGCGGCTTCGGCGGCGGCAGGTACTTTCACAAACTTAACAGCAAGTGGTACAACAATTTCAATCACAGATTCAAATGGATCTGGTGTTTTGGATGGTGTTAACATTGGTGCCAACAGTGCAGGTACTGGAGCATTTACAAACGTAACTACTTCAGGTACATTGACAGTTGGTGGTAACTTAACAGTTAACGGTACTACTACAACAATCGATTCAGCAACATTAACAGTTGAAGATCCGATGATTCAATTAGCGAAGAATAACTCAGGTGGAGCGGCGAATGCCTTTGACCAAGGTTTATTCTTTAACAGAGGATCATTAGATAACGTTTCATTCCTTTGGGATGAATCAGCAGACGAGTTTGTTGCGGCAGTAACAGCATCAGAGGATGGAACAACTGCAGGTAACGTAACTCTAGACAGTTACGCTGGATTAAGAGTTGGTGTTTTAAAAGGATCAGAACTACAAACTGGTACAATTAAAGCGGCTGACGGAACAGCAAGTTCAACAATAGCAAACTCAACAGGTGTACACACAATCGCTAGTTCAGTATTAACAACTACTGACATTAACGGTGGTACAATTGATGGAGCAACTATTGGTGGAGCAACTCCGGGTGCAATCACAGGTACAACAATTACTTCAACAGGTAACGTTGTTTTTGGTGACGCAACTGGTGACTCTGTAACAATTACAGGTAACTCTGTTGTATTATCAAATACACCAACAGTAACAGGTACTTGGGCAAACTTAGGTACAGTAACAACTGCAGACATTAATGGCGGTACAATTGACGGAACAGCAATAGGTGGATCATCTGCTTCAACAGGTTCATTCACAACTATTGATTCTTCTCAAGGTATAGACATAGCGGCTGACTCTCAATCATTGAGAATTGGTGCAGGTAATGACTTTGCAGTAACGCACGATGGATCAAACACAGCAATTACAAACGCAACTGGTAACTTAACAATTACTACTGCGGCAAGTTCAAGTGTTGTCTTTAACGAAGCATCAGCAGACGTAGACTTCAGAGTAGAATCAAATGGTGCTACTCATGGTTTATTTGTTGACGCAGGTAACGACAGAGTGGGTGTTATGACATCTTCTCCAGGTTATGCTTTAGACGTATCAGGTTCAACTGATGCAGTTAAATTACCATCAGGTACAACAGCACAAAGACCAACTGCAACAGCAGGTATCATCAGATATAACTCTCAAACTTCTAAGTATGAGGCTTGTAATGATGGATCTACTTACGTTGAATTAGCGATAGCAGGTGATACACCTTCTATTTCTAAAGTAAGTGCTACTGGAGATGGATCATCTACAGTATTTGGTTCATTCTTTGGATCAGCACCAGAAACAGTAAACAACGTATTAGTGTTTATTGACAACGTTATGCAGGAACCGACTGAGAACTACACAGTATCAGGAACAACAGTTACATTTACTTCTGCTCCACACAGTGGTGCAAGAATATTTGCTTTAACTGGTTTTGACAATACTGCGTTAGCAACAAGCGGTGTAGCAAGAACACAAACATCATCAGTATCATTTGAATCATCAGCGACTACGATCATGAGTTTCAACCAAGCATCGTACAGAGCGGCAGAATTATTGATTACAATTACTGATTCAGCAAACACTGAATACTCAGTACAAAAAGCAGTTGTTATCCATAACGGAACAACAGCATTTGGTACAGTATACGGTGTAACAAATACTGGATCTACTGATTTAGCAACTATTAGTTTCAACCATGACGGTTCAAACACTGTTGAAGTTAAAGCGACTAGTACAGGTGGCGCACAAACGGCACTAGTACAGTACTCTTTACAAGCAGTATAATAGAATAACAGTTTACATAAAAGGGCGGCTTTATGTCGCCCTTTTTTTGTGGCTTTTTAATAGTACAACACAAAAAACTTCAAAATAATGGTAAATATGTTTGTTGAGCAATTTGCTTAACAGTTTAACAATAATGATTTTGTTAAATTTAAATTAAACAATCATGTGGGAGACATGGAACCATGACAGCAAGAAACTTTAGAGTACACAATGGTCTTGATTGCGGTGACGTATCTATAAGTGCATCTTCAGGTGCATTAACAGGTGTGGCATCTTTGACGCTAGATAATACAACGGCGCCAAACGCAGACGCAAAATTGGCCAATAAGAAGTATGTTGATGATCAGTTAACTGCTAAAACTAGCCTAGTATCTGGATCAAACAACGTAACAGTAGGTGGTTCATCAGTATCATTAGATATCGGTGGAACAGACCAACTTATCGCAACTGCAGGACTAGTAAGAATTACTGGTAACTTAACAGTTGACGGTACAAGAACAGAACTAAACACTGCAACTTTATCAGTTGAAGACAACATGATAGAAGTTAACAGAAACGTATCAGCGGCTTCTGGGATGCCATCATTCTCTGGCTTAAAAGCCAACAGAGGTGCAACATCATCAGCAACTGAAGAAGATCTTTTCTGGGTTTGGGATGAAACATTCGCAGACGACGGAACAACTGTTTACGGAAACGCAAGTGGTGCCTGGACAGCATATAGATCTGATGACGACTTATCTAACAAAGATTTAGTTGACATTAGAGCAAATGTTGTACACGCAAGAGCAACGTCGGCGGCTTACGCGGACGTGGCGGAGCGTTTTGAAGCAGACGCTCCTATGTCAGAAGGCGCAGTAGTAACACTTGGTGGATCAGCAGAAATTACTGAATCACAAGGTGATATGAACAACCAAGTATTTGGTGTTATTTCTACTCAGCCAGCATTTATGATGAATGCAGAAGCAGGTAACAGCGAATCACACCCATTTGTTGCAATGACAGGTAGAACTCCAGTGAGAGTTACAGGTTCAGTAGCAAAAGGTGACAGATTAGTAAGTTCATCTGTTAAAGGTACTGCAAGAGCAGTAACTTCAGAAGAAGATATCACTCCATTCCACGTTATCGGTAGAGCACTAGAGGCTAAAACTGATGCAGGAATTGGTTTAGTTAACGCAGTAGTTAGAACAAACAACTAATTTTAAGCATTAAACTAATATTATAAAGGGCGGGTTTTTACTCGCCCTTTTTTTACGGCGGTATAAATACTGTTACTGCTGTCAGCCGGCAATGTAAAGGAGGCTGTGTGTAGTGTAATACTGCACTAACATAATTATAGAAGGAGCCAAATATGGCCATTGGTCGTATATCTGGGTCGGTCCTAAAGTCTAACATGACTAGGAATGGAGTCGACCTTGCGTTTGAAACAAACCTATTATATCTTGATGTAACTAACTCACGGGTAGGTATTGGCACTTCAGAACCAGCAACAACATTTCACGTAAACGGAACAATTAGAGGATCAGGCATTAATGTTAATAATGCTTACACTCTTCCTACATCTGATGGTTCAGCAGGACAACAACTAACAACAGATGGTTCAGGAACCGTTACTTGGGCGGACAAAGAAGGTTCGTCAAACATATCATTCTCAGGTACAACAATGGCATCAGATGGAGCACTTACTCTTGATGCAACAACAGACATAACACTAGACGCCGGCGGTGCAGATATAGTATTAAAAGATGACGGTACAGCATTTGGTGGATTTTCAAACTCAAGCACAGACCTTGTAATTAAGGCAGGTACAACACCAACTACTGTAATGACATTATCAAATACTGGTAGTGTTGCACTTGAAAATATCAGTATTTCAGATAACACAATTACAACCACAGCATCAAACTCAGACTTACAATTAAACACAGCAGGTTCTGGTGTTGTTACACTCAATGGAGCGGATGCAATATACGGAAAAAGAGCCGGAACAAATTTTACAAACTCTTTATTAATTGGTCATTCTGATTCAGGTACTTTAAGTTCAGCAAGTGAAAACACAGGAGTTGGTATAGCGGCACTAGATGCTCTAACCTCTGGAACACTAAACGTTGGCGTAGGTTATAATGCTGGTTCAACAATTAATACAGGAAGTCAAAACGTATTCATAGGTGCCAGATCAGGAGAACTATCAACTAATCCTTTAGGTTGTGTGGCAATTGGAGCAAACGCATTAGGTGATGCAGACGCAGGCAATAACAATATCGCAATTGGTGAAAGTGCAGGAAAGTCCATTACCGGAGTAAGAAATTTAGTAATTGGTGAAAACGCAGGAGATAATATTACAAGTGGTTCTGGAAACGTTATCATAGGTTCAGCAACAAATCCAGACTCAGCAACAGGTAACAGACAATTTATAATTGCTGGACATGATGGTTCAAACACTACAACTTGGCTTAAAGGAACAAGTGGTGGTGCAATAACTTTCAATGGTGCATTTACTTTTCCTACAGCAGACGGAAGTGCTAGTCAAGTTTTACAAACAGATGGTTCTGGAAACGTAAGTTGGGCAAGTGTATCTGTAGACAGTTTGGCAACAGGTGCTATAACATATGACGATAACAAAATTACAGGACAAAGATCAAACGAAAACATAGAAATTGCGGCCAACGGAACAGGTGTTATTGAAACATCATCAAGCATCATTCCAAAAACTGATAACTCCGTTGACCTAGGATCTTCATCAAAAAGATTTAAAGAAGGTTACTTTGCCGCAGGCACAGTACACATTGGTGATCAAACAATTAAATCAACATCAACAGGATTTGTATTTTCAGGATCAGTATCAACTAAAGGTGCCACAGTAACAAGTAACGATGATACATCTTCATCTGTTATTAAGAAAACAGGTATTACTGAATCTGAATCAACTATTGAATCGTACGCCACAAGTGTTAATGATTCTGTATTGTATTACATAGTAGCACGAGACGAAGTTAATAATATGGTAACTGCACAAAAAGTTACAACAATTCATAACAACTCAACTGGATTTGCATCAACATCACACGTTACAAAAACAGGATCATCAACAGAGATGACGTTCGATGGTTCTATATCTGGTGGTTCAATGAGATTGAGAGCAACCGGTGGTTCATATTCAAACAGTATTTCAGCATACAAACTAGCACTTGGTGATAATCATTCAGCAGGTACTAGTGGAAATACTGCAATTATTGTTAATGCAGATGTTGACAGTGCAACAGAAAATTTAGATACATGGGCACACGCATCTTATCGAGGTGCAAAATACTTTATATCTGTAAACGACGAAGCAGACGACGAATTAGAAACATTAGAAGCAATGGTTACGCACAATACTACCGGTGCATTTATTACTGTATACAACAATGTACGTACAGGATCTACCGGTTTAATCACACTTACAGCGGATATAAGCGGGGCCAACGTAAGATTGCGTGGTACAGGTAGCAGAGCAAATCTAAACGTAAAAATGCATAGAATATTATTAGCAGATGATGAAAATGCTTATACTGGTGATCAAATGTCAATCGTTCCAGCAACTACAATATCGTCTAGTGCAACTGCAATTGATACATTTAACGTAAACAATGTTCACGGAGCATTTTATTATGTAACATCTACAATAGCAAATGGTGATTCATGTATGGCAGAAGTTGTTGTAGCAACTGACGGAACAGATGCTTATGCAACAACAGGTCCAATTATCTCTTCTGAAGGTACAGATCAATTATCATTTACAGCAACAATTTCGGGTGATATCGTAACAATTAGTGCCGCTTCATCAAGTGGTGGATCAACAACTGTAAATGCATATAGAATAAATTTAAAAAGAGATGCCGAAGCCGATATCTCAAATACAGTTTCTTTAAGTGCGGCTCAAACAATATCAGGTAATAAAACATTTACTGATAGTACAGAATTAAAATTTGGTACCGGTGGCGATGCTAATATTAAACACACAGGTACAAATCTAAACATAAACGAAACAACTGGTGACGTTAACATAAGAACTTATGCAAATGATAAAGATGTTGTAATCAGTTCAGATGACGGCAGTGGTGGAATAACTGAGTATGTTGTAGCAGATGGTTCTACTGGTGCAGTAAAATTAAAACATTATGGTACAACTGTTTTTGAGACAACAAGCACAGGTGCATCAATCACAAACACATCAACAAGTGATGCATTATTAGTTACTACAACAGAAGATTCAAGCACAGCAGGACCAGTTATATCATTAAAGAGAAACAGTTCAAGTCCAGCAGATGCAGACTATCTAGGACAAATTAAATTCAAAGGTGAGAATGATAACGATCAAGAAGTAAATTATGCAAAAATATCAGGTAAGATTTTAGATGCATCAGATGGATCTGAGGACGGAATATTAGAGTTTGCGTTTATGAAAAACGGATCGCAAAACATATCAGGAAGATTTAGATCAGACTCATTACAATTATTAAATGATACAAGTTTAAGAGTATCAGGTCATGTTGAACTAGGTGTGCTGTCCGGTGACCCATCAGGTACAGCCGACCATGCTCACATTTATGCTAAAGACGATTCAGCAAGTGCTGAAGTATTTGTAAAAGACGAAGCAGGAAACGTTACAAAACTTTCACCACACAACAAAAAAGGAAATTGGGAATACTACTCTAGAAACGTTAAAACAGGTAAAGTTGTAAGAGTTGATATGGAAGAAATGATTAGAGACATGGAAAAATTAACAGGTAAAACATACATTAAGGAGGAATAATGCCAAAGTATTATAGTTTAATGAAGGTAGAAGATTCCGATTCTGATAATAAACCAGTAACGGATAAAGATAGTGATTTTCACAAAAAACAAGTATTACAAAAACTTGTTGTAAAAAATACATCTACTAGTGAAAATAATATATTGATGATCACTAAAGCAGATACTTCTGCCGCCGGTCCTCATATGACGTTTCATAGAGATTCTACTAGTCCAGCACAAGGTGATCAACTAGGAAAAATACAATGGAAAGGCATGAATGATAACGGTGAACAAATCAGATATGCAAGTATTCATTCAGTAATTAAAGACGCAAAAAAAGGCACTGACGATTCTAACTTAACATTTACAATAAGAGTCGGCGGACAACATAAGTCAATGTTGGTTGTACAGAACGACGGAGTACTTGTTCACGTAGACAAACCTTTAATGTTACAAACAACAGGATATAAAAAAACAAGATTATATGGCACCAATGCTACTGCAAGAAGAGATATTGTATTTCCTGATCAAAGCGGTGAAGTAATGGTTAACGAATCAGGTAAAGTAATGGCGTCTGACTTGCCTACAAGTGATCCTAACAATGCTGGACAACTTTGGAACGATAACGGTACTGTAAAAATTAGTGCTGGTTAGACTATTAAATCTAATATAGTTTGTAACTTACCTTTTATACTTTTATTGTTAAGAGTATTTTTCAATCCTGCGTGTAAATTTTTAGGCCAACATTCAAACGAAGTCCAACAATAACCTGAATGCTCTTTGTTTAATTTAGGAATAAATTCGTTTTCAACTGCAATTAAGTAAGTGTTAAAAGTAAATTTTTGATCGTTTGAAGTAAACAATTCTAACGGAATAGTTTTTTTGATAGGCGGTATACTACCAACTTCTTCTGCAATTTCTCTTTGTAAACCTTCGAATGCAGATTCATGAAACTTTGCCATTCCACCACATAATCCCCAGAGTCCTTTTGTTTTGTCATCTGTTCTTTGTAAGAACAAAAACCTTCTTGTGCTTGTTGAATAAAACAATGCACCTGAACATATTATATTAGTTGGAGACATACTTGTATTATAGCAAGATTATTTTTTTAAGTCTATGGATTATTAACGTCAGTACTTGGATCATATGGTGTACTTCCGCCATCTAACACCATAGTCCATTTACCAGCAATATAAACACCTTCGTAAGATTTTAACCATTCAATACCATTCCATTTGTATTGTATACCTGTGTTTAAATTAGTGATATAATGTTGTGTTGAATCTGGATTTGATGCATCAAAAACTACTGACCATTTTGATGTACTTGAATTATATTGAATAATGTCATTTGTACTTGCTTCTACATCTCCCCAAGCAGTTGTTGAGTCACCTAAATTATCAACAAGCAAGTATCTTGTACCATTTGGTACACTAGTACCAGGATCAAAAGTTAATGGATTTACTATTTTAGTAACATTTGGTAATGCTGGTGTGTTTGCAGGAATAGTATCGCTATCAATATTAAACATTAAAATAGAATCATCTAGTGTTGATGTTGCTATTGTTCCTACAATTTCTTTTCCTTCTGGCGTTTGTAATTTTATTTGAGAAACACCGTTTGTTATTTGTCCATATTGGTTTAATATTATGTTCCAATTTAATGGTGGACCATATGTAGTAAATGCATCTAATTTATTGCCATGATCAACATTTGTATGATAACCGTCGCCACCTGTTTTTGCATTATCTCCTGTTGTTCCTAACAGTCTTAATTGGTTTCCTGTTAGTAATACATGATATTGTTTTGGAGTAACATAACTTCTCGATATTAACGATCCATCAATTAATCCTTTATTCATAGCACCTGTGCCTGCATCATCGTAAATGCTCATAATAATTTTTTGTATTACACCCAATTTAGAAACTTTAACAGGCGGAGATAACCATATTGGCATAGAAAATTGCATAGTTGCAACATCTATTTCTGTATCAGCACCGATTGGTATTGTTCTAGAACTAAAAGTTATGCCTGTTAGTTCAATATAACTTAAACTTGTCCAATCAATGTAATTGTCCGTTTTTTGTATTTCAAAATCTGGATTGAATAGGTATAAAATTTGTTCTAAAATTTGTAATTTCATATCTGTATTTGTTGAAAATATATCTGCTGTAACATTTAATCTAAAAGGAGATGGCATTATTTTTTGTACTGTGTATCCTGCTCCTAATTTATTTGTGTACTGCTTTGTAGTTTCGTCGTAATGTCTTTCTTTTAAATGTTGTTTCTCAATATGATAAGGATTTTGCATTCTTTCTCTATCATATTCTAAACCTGAAATGTATGCCGCTATTCTTGGTGCAGATTGTAAAAAGTTTTCTGAATTATTTTTAATAATATTTGCTACTTGCCTTGTCATATCTCCGTAAATTACCGGAACTTGACGTAGATTAACTTCTCCGTTTTTGCCTTTACCTTGTTCAATAGAAAAATTACTCAATACTCTAATAAATTGAGTTACAAATTTTCTAACCTGTCCTTCGTAAAAATGTAGCATTAATTGTCAGCCTTTGGTTTTAATGCATCTGATAATGACTGTCTTTGTTCAACAGTTAAACCATTAATAGTTTTTGTTCCTGATGTATTAGTAAACTGTGTTTTAAAGTTCTTTCTTGTATCGTTATTTGTTGTTGTTAATCTAATAGAATCTTCTACTTTAATCCATCTTGCACCGTCATAACGGAATAATCTATTAGGTAAAAAGTCTGTTCTTAAGAAATAATCACCTTTGTTTCTATTAACTGTTGGAAACGAAGTACCAAAACCTGTTGGATAACCGTTTGGTGCAAGGCCATCGCCGTCATAATAAAATCCATAAGACGAACTTGCCGGTGTATCTATTGTTGAATTAATAGGTTTGTCATTAGATACTCTATCTGTTTTATTATTAACATTATCTAATCTCACATTACCTTTTTCATCTATAGGAGTTACATAATATTGCTTATAATTAAATCCTGATTTAGGTGCATCTGTTTCTGCTTGATTTACTATTGCATCGTTTATTTCTTTTTCTTTGTTAAACGAACTCATATAACTTGCAAGAGATCCAGTTTCTGTTGCATCACCTAATATATCTTTAAATTCTTGTGAATCTACTAACGTTTTCATTTTTAATCTTAATAGATGTGGCCACCAAGTTTGACTAAATCCTTCTGCCGCTCTGTTTACATCTTCTACAACATAAAATCTTTTTAATGCAATTGGTATATTTTTATCTAAAGAAAAATCGTCTTTCATATGAGGGAATTCTATAACATCACCACTCATTGGTTTTCTACCTAATCTTTCAACTGTATCATTTAAATGAACTGTTAAAAATAATGTATCATTTTGCAAAAACATTCCAAATTGAGACAAATTAAAATCAGCATCTTGTACGTTATAAATTCCCCTAATTGTGTAAACATCAGGCGAATATTTTCTATCTCTGTTTTCTAAAAATAATAAATCTTGAATTGTTAATTCGTTAATTTCGCTACCAGCATAATTAGGTTGAGTTGGAGAAGCATTTCCGTCTTTTTGCAGGTCTCCTTGGTCATACGGGCCTAAATACTTGTGAATATTTAGATCAGTTCCGCCGACCTGAAACATCTCATTTATGTTACGATCGTGAAATTTGTAATCGTTTCCTTTTTCTGGTTTGAATAAAGATAATCTTGGCATATCACACATATTTATTGAAAGCGAACCATGTGGTAAATATGTATATGTCAGAATTACAAACAGGTCAACAAGAGGTATTTGATTACGTTAAAAACAACCTAGGTGAAGGTATGATTGACGTTGAATTAGATCCTAAACATTATCAGACTGCTTTAGAAAGAGCAATAAACAGATATAGACAAAGATCGTCTAATGCTGTTGAAGAATCGTATGCTTTTCTAACACTAAAGAAAAACCAAAATACTTACATTTTACCAGATGAAGTAATTAACGTAAGAAAGTTATTTAGAAGAACAGTAGGTTCAAGAACCGAAGGCGGAGAAGGTGGAACATTGTTTGAACCATTTAACCTTGCATACACAAATACGTATTTGTTAAGAGCAGGAGCAACAGGTGGACTTGCTACATATTTTGCTTTTGCATCATACCAGGAATTAGTAGGAAAATTATTTGGATCTTTTATTCAATTTCATTGGGACGTAGCAACCAAGAAACTTACTATTACACAAAGACCAAGAGCAGACGACGAAACTATACTAATGCACACTGACAATTATAGACCAGACATAACACTATTCAAAGATATCTATTCTAAACCATGGATTAGAGATTACACTCTTGCAGTTTCAAAAGTAATGCTAGGAGAAGCAAGAGGTAAATTTAGTACTATTGCTGGACCACAAGGTGGTACAACACTTAACGGTGACGCCTTGAAAGCAGAAGGCCTAGCAATGATGGAAAAACTTGATGCAGAAATTAACGATTTTGCAGACGGTGGAACACCACATAGTTTTGTTATAGGTTAATTCATTATCAAACTTTTTTAAATACTAACACTATGCCTAAAGTAAGTGTAAATGTAGATTCAGGAGAAGAACGTTGCAGACGTTACAGTGATCTAAGACCTGATGAATTAGAACATATGGTAAAGCATTTAGAAAACGATGCTCAAAGAGCCAAACACGATCCACACCTAAGAAGACAAGTTTTAGGTGCTGTACAAGAAGCAAAAGAAGAGATTGCAAAAAGAATAAAAAGATAGTATACTGTACAAATGCTTATAGGTATTTGTGGTTTAATAGGTTCAGGAAAAGATACAGTCGCAGAAAGACTGGTTACACATCACAATTATAAAAGAGATTCATTCGCTAAAAGTTTAAAAGATGCAGTTAGTTCTATTTTTGACTGGAATAGAGAAATGCTTGAAGGTAACACTAAAGAAAGCAGAGCATGGCGTGAAAAACCTGATGAATTTTGGACTAAAAAATTTGGAAAAGAAGTAACTCCTCGTTGGGTATTGCAACACTTTGGTACAGAAGTTATGCGTCAAAATATGCATGATGCAATATGGATTGATTCTGTTATTGCAAGATACAAAGGCGACAATACAGTAATTTCGGATACTAGATTTATGAACGAAATTAAAACTATACGTGAAAATAAAGGTATTATTATACTAGTTAAAAGAGGAGAATTACCTACACAAGAATGGATGTCTGCAAACGGACGACATAAATCTGAATGGGATTGGATGAGTGCTGAATTTGATTACACTATTAATAACAACGGTACTCTAGATGAATTAAACGACAATATAGACAATATTATCCGTCAACTTCAAGATCGCCCACAGACCATCGAAGCCGCTTAACACTGGCTAACCGCTGACAATTAGCACATACAGTTTTTAAATTAGTATCTACAGTATTGTTTCTGTTACCATCAATGAACAATACATCTAATTGTATTTGCTCACGTGCTTTAAATCCGCACAGTTCACACTTACGTTTTTTGCTATATCCAGAACGTTGTAGTGGTGTTACACCACCTATTTTAAGATTCTTCTTTTTACGTAAACAAGCATCACATCGCTTACGCCAGTATATTTTAGTGCCTTTGCGATATCCCATGGCTCTAGGATTCGTTTTACATTCTACACATAATGGCCTTATTTCAGCATTCATACTAGTATTTAAGTCACCTATATAGGTACCAAAATTGCATTTATTTTGCCGTAAAATACTTAATGACCGCTAAATAGTATTAACATATTTAAAGAGAACAAATAATTTGTTAAATTGCAAGGAGACAAAATATTATGGCAATACTAACTAGTCCAGGAGTAGCAGTAAGCGTCATTGACGAGAGTTTTTACGTACCCGCAGATGCTGGTACTACACCTTTATTCATAGTTGCATCAGCACAGGATAAAACAGCAGGTTCAGGAAGCGGAACAGCAGGTGGAACACAAACAGCAAACGCAAGTAACGTATATCTAATTACTTCACAAAGAGAATTAACAGAGACTTTTGGAGATCCAAAATTCTACACAGATGCATCAGGAAATTCACTAAATGGTTACGAACTAAATGAGTACGGTTTACAAGCGGCATACTCATTCTTAGGAATTGCCAACAGAGCATATGTATTAAGAGCAAACATAGATCTAAACGATTTATTGGGAAGTTCTTCAGCACCAACTTCAAAACCAACAGATGGAACTTATTGGTTCGACCTTGCATCATCTTCTTTTGGTATATTTGAGTGGTCATCTACTAACCAAAAATTTACAACAGTAACTCCAATGTTGATTACAAAACTTACTGACCTAGTAGGCGATGTGGCAACTGGAGCACCAAAACCTCATATTGGAACAATTGGTGACTATGCAGTTAATACAACACACAATTCAAACAAGATCTACTACAAAAACAGTAGCGGAACTTGGAGACAAGTTGGATCTACTACATGGCAAACATCACACGCAACAATTACTTCAACTAATAGTAATGCGTCGATAACATCAGGACATTCAATTACAATTAACGGTTCAAACGTATCATCTAGTTCAACTACATTTGCTAACATGGCTTCGCAAATTAATGCGGCGTCAATACCAGGTGTTACAGCGGCAGTTGATGCAACAACAGGTTACTTGGAACTATTCTCAGACGGAACTTCAAAATCAAATGGTTCTGTTTTAGATGGCAAAATTACTATTGCTAACAACTCAGGAACACTTTTAACTGATATTGGGTTAACAGCAGGAACATATGCAGGTCCAGAGTTTTTACAAGCACCACACACATCAAGACCAGAGTGGAAATCAGCAGACACAACTCCAAGACCTAATGGTTCAGTTTGGTTTAAATCAAGTTCACCTAACTCAGGTGCAAATTTAAAAGTTAAACTTTACAGTTCATCATCAGCGGCATACTCAAGTGTTGATGCACCAATGTATGCAAATAATAGTTCAGCACTAGGAAATTTAGATCCATCAACAGGTGGAACTGCAATTAAGGCTGGAACTTTATATGCACAATACAATGTTACTGAAGAATCAGGATTCGATAGTTTACCTAACGTTGCTGATTTTACATTCATGAGATACGAAGGTGGAACAACAGAAGTACAATCTAAACTTACACACAGAACTGGATTACAAGGAACATTTACAATCCAAGAATCAACAAAAGGTTCAGAAACTTTATCAAGTGCGGTAACTGTTACAGTTACTAATTTAGACGGCTCTACAATCGCAGACCAAAATGACTTTGTAGCGGCAGTTAACTCAGCAGGCTTAACAAACGTTAGTGCTTCAATTGTAGCATCAGGACAATACGCAGGTGCTATTAAATTTACTCACTCACTTGGTGGTGATTTTAGAATGGTTGATACACAAGGAACTCCACTTGCAACAGCAGGTTTCAGTTCAGCAACAGCACACAGTTATGGATCTTATACAGCAAGTTCAACTTCATTAGTTGATAACTTATACGATGCACCAACTGGTGAAGCATTAGACTCATCGGCTAACAACGCAGTTGTTGGATCTAACTGGAGAAGATTATCATACACAGCGGCATCAAGTCAACCTTCGAATGAAGCAGTTGCAGGTACTTTATGGTACAACACAAACTTAGATGCAGACATCATGGTACACAACGGAACAACTTGGAAAGGTTATGCAGAAGTTTATGCTTCTACTGATCCAAATGGTCCACAGTTTTCAGCAGTTGAACCAACTAAACAATCAGATGGTACAGCACTTGTTGACAACGACTTATGGATTGACACTTCAGACTTAGAAAACTATCCAAGACTTTACAGATGGAATACAACAGCAACTATTACAAATTCAACATCAGGTGTAGCAGTTACAACAACTGGACCTGCTTTTGAATTAGTTGATAACACTGACCAAACAACTGAAAGCGGTATTGTTTTTGCAGACGCTAGATATCATACAGCGGCTAACAGAACAGATACTACATCAGCAGGCGGTGTTGGTACAGCAAGTTCAATTAAAGATCTTTTAAGCGATTCTTTCTTAGATCCAGATGCACCAAATCCTAAATTATATCCTAAATCAATGTTGTTATGGAACACAAGACGTTCTGGTTACAATGTTAAAGAATACAAAAACAGTTATATTACAACTGCGGCGTATCCAGGTTCAGGAGCAACTGGATTAGGTAACATTAGATACAATAACGAATCAGTTTCTACATACCACCCGGACAGATGGGTTTCTAAAAACTCAATCAACGCAGACGGTTCAGGTTGTTTTGGAAGAAAAGCACAAAGAAAAGTTATTGTATCACAAGTTAAATCAACAATTGATACTAACCAAGCAATTAGAGAAGACCAAAGAGGATTCAACGTTATGGCTTGTCCTGGATATCCAGAAGCAATTTCAAACTTATTGAATCTAAACGCAGACAGAGGTTACACTGGCTTTATAGTTGGAGATACTCCAATGAGATTAAAAGGTTCAGCAACTGAAGTTAGCAACTGGTCAGCAAACTCGGCTGGAGCGGCAGACAACGGCGAAGACGGTCTAGTTTCAAGTTCAGAATACTTAGGAGTGTTTTACCCATCAGGAAAAACTACTTCAAATGCAGGTAAGTCAATTATTGTTCCACCATCACATATGATGATGAGAGTATTAGCGAACAACGACAATTTAGCATATCCTTGGTTTGCACCAGCAGGTACAAGAAGAGGTATTGTTGACAACGCAACAGCAGTTGGATACATTGACGCTAAAGAAGGCGAGTTCCAAACTATGGCAATATCAGAAGGTATGAGAGATTCAATGCATACAGCAAAAATCAATCCAATTACTTTCTTCTCAGGCGCAGGAATTATGAACTACGGTAACTTAACTAAAGTTGCGGCAAGTTCAACTTCAGCACTTGATAGAATAAATGTTGCTAGATTAACAGTTTACTTAAGAACTCAATTAGAGAGAATTGGTAAACCGTTTATTTTTGAACCAAATGATACAATTACTAGAAACGAAATTAAACAAGCAATTGAATCATTCTTACTAGAACTAGCAGGCCAAAGAGCAGTTTATGACTTCCTAGTAGTTTGTGATGAAACAAACAACACAGCAACTAGAATAGACAGAAACGAATTGTATGTTGATATAGCAATTGAACCAGTTAAATCAGTTGAATTTATTTACATACCATTAAGAATTAAAAACACAGGAGAAATCGGAAAATTAGGGTCTTAATTTTTTAGATAAATAGGAGAGAGAAACTATGTCAATATCAACATTATCAAAATTTACAGTACCTTTAGCAAACGACCAAAGTGCTCAGTCACAAGGTCTGTTAATGCCGAAATTACAGTATCGTTTTAGAGTTATTTTGGAAAACTTTGGAGTATCAACACCTAGATCCGAACTAACAAAACAGGTTGTTGATGTTACAAGACCAGATTTATCTTTTGACCAAATTACTTTAGACGTGTACAACTCAAGAGTTTACATGGCAGGTAAACATACTTGGAACCCAATTACATTGAATTTAAGAGACGATGTAAACAATGCGGTATCTAAACTTGTTGGTGAACAAATTCAGAAACAATTTGACTTCTTTGAACAAGCGAGTGCGGCATCAGGTATTGATTATAAATTTACTGCAAGAACAGAAGTTCTTGATGGTGGACAAGGTGCATCAGAACCAACTGTTTTAGAAACATTTGAGTTATACGGTGCATACATTGAATCAGTTAACTACAACACATTAGCATATAACACTTCAGATCCAGCAACTATTACGTTGAACATCAGATATGACAACGCAATACAAACACCACAAGGTACTGGAATTGGAAGTGCTGTAACAAGAACACTTGGTACACTTGCTACTGGTGGTGGACAATAAAGTTAGGAGTATAAAAAATGGCAGGTCAAACTAGAATATTTGGTTTAGGAGTAACAGCAGGAACTCTTTACAGTCACGGTGCAAATGGTTTTAAACTAACTGTACAAAATAACTCCAACTCAAACATAGATTTAAGAGCAGAAGACGACGCAGTTAATGAAGCAGTAGAAGAAATTATTGGAGAATTAAATCCTTTAATGTACTTCGTTGTTAATGACAACTCAGGTGTTATTCATATAGTAATGGATAAGAATCACAACGCGGCTGATATTCAGCAAAGAGTGAGAAACTTGGGTTCAGCAGTAGGACCAAATAACATAGATGTTAGAGGTTCAGACTGTGTAGCGGCATCGTCAATAACGGTCGCATAGAATTAGAGTAGCATTATAAATTACATTCGGCCTCCCGAATAAGGAAAAAGCGTCTTTATAGACGCTTTTTTTGTGACTATAAATACAAGTGTATGCCAAGTATCAATAATTTTTTAAAAGGATTCTCAGACGGCCTTCCAGGAATGAAGGATTACCGTCACGCATCTAGATTATATTTTGATGATAATTTTAAATTAGCACCAAAACACAAATATCTTTACCATGTTGTTTTTGATTGTGATTGGGGAGTTACGGGTGTATCAAAACCTTTTTCTAATAACGAAAAATTAGAATTGAATATGTTAGTTAAGGCAATTGATTTGCCAAAATATAACATGAACGTTGATGAAAAAATTCAATATAATAAAAAAATGTATCTTGCAACAAGAATAGGTTATGAACCTGTTAATGTAACTTTTCACGATGACAATGCTGATACTGTAAATGCATTCTGGAAAACATACTACGAACATCATATAGCAGATTCAATAACTACAAATCCTGCTATGCGTACTCAAAATAAAGATACACAATACGATGCTAAACTTACTACAACACAGTTTGGTATGGATACTGCAACAAAAAGAAAAAAACCTTTTTTAAGAGGTATTGATATTTTTGTTTTACACAAACAAAGATTTACATCTTTCAGTTTAATAAATCCTGTTGTTGGATCATTTGCACATGACACATTAGACCAAGCAGATGGCCAAGGATTATTACAAAATACAATGCAAGTTTTTTATGAAACAGTTTTATATAACACAGGACTAGTTAAAGGCGGTGGAGTACCAGGATTTGCTAGTTTACATTACGATCATTCACCATCACCGTTGTCTGTTTTAGGTGGAGGCACTAGTTCTATTTTTGGACCTGGTGGTATTGTCGACGGAATAGGCTCAGTGATGGGTGATGTTCAAAATGGTAGAGTTGGATTAGGTACAATTCTAAAAGGAATTAACACATACAACAATGCTAGAAAAATAAAAAATGTTAAAGGAAAATTAAAAGAAGAACTAGGCGGAATAGTAAAAGACGAAATAGGAAAAATAGGAGAATCTGCTGGAACTATTGCTAACCCGATTGGAGACTTTTCAATAGGTAATGCGGCAACAACGGCAGTATTAGCAGGAACAACCATTGCCGCGGCAAAAGGTTTAATAGACGGAAACAATAATGACAATACAGTTGTACACAACAATACACTAAACACAGAAGTATATCTAACACCTAGTGAAAGTTTTGACATTGTTTCAAATAATCCTAATATAAAAAATCAAATTGCATCAAATATGTATTACAAAGATGTTGGAAGCAGAAAAGGTTTAACAGTTGCCGAAAGTGATGTCGAGTTTGCTTCTTCATCTGATAGTGTAAAAAATGTGTACAATAATAAAGCAACTTCAAACATTACAAAACTTGTTAACGAAGGATATATTAAAATTGATAGAAACTCTTCTGATGTATCTATCTCAACAGAAAGTCAAAGTATATAATGGCAAATAATTTTTATTCAAATTTACCGTCTGCAGATGAAGACAAACTAAAACAAACTATGAAAACATTAACGCATGAAGACGAAGGTGCTTTTGAATTTAACGTTGGCGATTATGATACAGCGATTGCTTTTTTTGTTAAAAGAGGTTTTGAACGTGCTTCAGCAGAACAGTTATCATACATTATTTTAAGACAAGCAAAGATTGATGAAGTAAATCCGCAACAAGTTATTGAAAAATTAGGAAATGCAAACCCAGTTGAATTATCCGAAGTAACACAAATGATTTTAAATTCTACTAGATATAAATCTAGTCGTTTAGGAACAAGACAAACTAAAAAAACAAAAACTTCTGTATCTAGAAATATAGTAGGATAGCGTCATGGCTATGAGATTTGCAAGAGGAAAGTATAGCCTCAAAAATCCAGAAAAATATATTGGAATTAAAACACCTACCTATAGAAGTGGGTGGGAACAAGCATTTATGAGATTATGTGACGAACATCCTAACGTGGCAAAGTGGGCAAGTGAATCGATAAAAATTCCTTACAGACATCCTATATCTGGAAAGTATACAATTTATGTACCGGATTTTTTTATTGTTTACATAGACAAAAACGGACGTAAACACGCAGAAATAATCGAAGTAAAACCCGCGGCACAATCATCAATGGAAAAAGCAGGTAAAAGTAGAGGAAAACAGATGCAAGTAGTAGTGAATACTGCAAAGTGGGAAGCCGCTAACGCCTATGCTAAACAGAACAAAGTTACGTTTAGAGTGGTTTCAGAAGAACAATTATTCCACAATGGTAATCGTAAATAATTGCAATGACAAAGAAATTAGAAGACATACTCAATTTACCAAATGTTAAAGAAGCATTTGCAAAAGTTGATGAAAAAGAAAAAGTTAAAGAGTCTAAAAATAACGGAACTTCACATTCTGCACCTAAAAATGTAGATCCTCAAACTGCATCTGCACTTGAAAAAACTTATAAAGAATTTGATAAGATTTCTTCGTCATTGCCAGCAGTAAAAGGACTAGGAGAACTATCTGATTTAGAATTAGATAAGTTGGCCGGAGAAGCAGAAGATTCGTATAAGAATTTAATGGACTTAGGAATGAATGTTGACTCTCGTTATTCAGGACGTATATTTGAAGTAGCAAGTACTATGTTACGTAATGCCATTGATGCTAAATCTAGCAAGATAGATAAGAAACTGAAAATGGTTGAATTACAACTGAAGAAAGCAAAACTGGACAAAGACGGTGATACAGGGCCGGAACCTGTAGAATCGGAGGGTATGATCATATCTGACCGTAACGAATTAATGAAGAAACTATTGAAAAAAGGCTAAATATTATATTATGAGCACATTCGGACAATATCTAACAGAATCAACGAAGCAATACGAGTACAGAATTAAAGTTGCAGGCGATATAGCAGACGACTTTGGTTCTCGTATGGAACAGGCTTTAGCAAAATACGAAGTAGCAAAATTATCAGCAGGTAAAAAAACACCTATACAAGAACATCCTTTAGATTTTCCAATGTTAAAGAATCAAGAAGTACACATTTTTGAATTAACAACAAACTATCCAGCATCACCAAGAGAAATCAAAGAGTATCTAGCAGACTATATGAGAATGTCTCCGGCGATGATTATGGTTAAACATCCTAACGCACCTGAAGAAGAATATCAAGCACAAATGAATACAAAATCAGAATATCAAAATATGTTGCAAACTATTGAAATGGGATCAGCAGGTGACAAAAAAGCAGACGAAATGTTTGGCGATAAAGCAAACATGAGT